GGGCATAGTTGGCGGGAGCCAAGTCGCTTGGGCACCCGCGTACGATTTTACTCGTACGGTTTGTAACGTCTCGCGACGTTTCGAAAATGGCTTATGAGAGGGAGATCCCCTCAAAGCGGCCATCATTAACACAGTGTGATACTGCTCTGTGTCGTAGTCGAAATCCCTATCCGGGCGTCCGACTACGTCAAGCTCCATCCATTTCCACGCCTGGTTATTTCTATCCCAGACTGAGAATGGTGAAGTTTGAAACTTGTCTAAAGGAACCTCAAAAGCTCCAAATTCATTCCCTTTGTATGGGCGTTGAAAATGTAGCTCCTTTGGAACCAATGTCTCGAGGAACTCACGAACCTCGGAGAATCGTAAAGACCAAAAGTCCTTACGTAGGGACAAGTTGTAGAACTTGAAAACCTCGGCCAAAGAATTGAACGGGGTATCAAGCGTTAATGGGCGAACATCATGCCCTTCGAACCAATCTGCTCCACACGACTCCCTGAAAGGGCCCTTCAAAAAGGTCTTCTTGGGATTGTGCCGGAAACCGAGCCACCACAGGGTTTGCAAAACCTGTTGTGACACGGACTGCCTAACGATGATATCATCCCCATAAACCGAGAAGTCTTTGGGGTTTGACGTCAGCGAGCAAGCAGCCGCAAAAATGAGCGTTTCTAAAGGGAAGCAGAAGCCATTGCCCATTGACACAAACTTTTGATAAGGAGTAAAAACCTTGTCATCAGTAGTGTACTCTTTTGCCCTGAGACAGTTCAAAAATTCGAACCAATCAGGGGGAAGAAGCCTCTTAACGACTCCGATGGCAATACTATCAGAGGCGCTAGAGAGATCAATGGTTACAAACGGATCAGCCTGTCCTGGTAGAGAACCAAGATAGGCTAGGTACTGATTTCTCGACTGATCTGAGAGATCTATACCAACCCTCTTGAGACGTTGACGCATATAAGTGTCAACACCCTTCTGAAGGTATCCATTTAGCAACGGTTCGACCGCAATTGTTCTATCAACAATCGTAGTCTTTGGTACAAAAACAATTTTGTTATGTTGTACCAGCTTTACCTTCCTTCTAAATTCCTCACGGAATGAAGTTGGATCCAAGCAGAACAACCCGCTGCGTTTAGGAGCCAAAAGCTCCTGAACGTGTTGGTCTCTAGCTAGGGCGGATAAAGCGAACGGAAGGGCACTCGGCGTACATGTCCACTTCTCCGAAAGCAATTTCTTGCCTAGGTTGGTGGAATTACCATGAACACCGATTGACGCCCCAGGACCAAAGCTGCAAAAACCGTATATCTTCTCAAGGTCAGGTGAAAACCCGATTACGTGAGAAATGTACTCTGACATCTTTTTACATATGTCAGCGTGAATATCCCAAGCCCTTTTCGGGGGGCCAAAAGATATTTCACCTACGGAATTCCGTTCCTCAGTTGCTTCGAGGTTACGGAACTTCAAGTTATACCTCCTACAGCGTTTTTCCGCTGAAAGGAACTTCTCCCACGCAGATCGCCTCGCATTTACTTTGAGGTGATCAGCAGGGAAGGGGTATTTCTTGATTAAAGCAGCTAGCTGACACGCTAATCGTTTATGATTAACGTCCCCATGCTCTGCTGGGGACATACTCGAAGTCGAGTAAGTGTCGGCCCACTCGAGGAGTCTTTCATAATCCTTGGCTCTTAAGAGACCAAGAACCATGTTTTTCACCTCAAGTGGATAATCCTCCAACACCTTGGCCATGAATCTCTGGTATATAACCCAGTGATCCTTTCCAAGTTGAAGGTTGAGCTTCTGAACGCTACGTTTCAGTACGCTTTTCTTGGGGTACATTACGTACTCCTATAAAGAGAGAAAATCCATGCCACATTATGTGACTGGAATCAACGACTCCACCCAAGTATTAAACTCGAGTAGAAAGGCACCTCCGTTGTTAACCAAATTCCTTTCAGATCTTACTTCCTGAGTGCAGATGCATAATCGATAAAGCTCAAAAGGACCAATGCACGAAACGTAATCCAAGCCATGTAAAGTAACACGGCGAGGACCAACACTCCGAGCAGAAAATCCAGAATGGCCCATCGACTTTGCATTGAAATTGTATGTCTGATCCTTCGCAGGACTGAACATACAACGCACTTAGAAAGCGATCTGTTGGTTTTTGGCGACAAGTTTGGCACTGGCTCCGGAAAGTCCGGATCCTATGTCGTTGAGCATACTGTCAACATCCGCGCCCGCCATGCCAACGGGAAAACTACCGTTCACCGACAGGATGGCTTCCCCAGTTGGGGTTAGCGCTCCAGTCAGCGTGGCAGTTCGGGTCAGCTTGATGGTAATGCGAGACACTCCGGAGAACAGGGTCGTCGGCTTGGCTGCTACCCTGGCGAGCTGAAGATCATCTTTCACACTCGACGTATGGGCAGGGCCAAAATAGACGATACTGTCCGGGCTGTATTTATCAGCCACGAAGGCCTTGGCGTTGAAAGTAATTGACATCGGGATAACCCCTAGTGTTGTTTACAGCCTCTTTAGATCCAAGATCCGATTAGACCTTGAAAACCTTAAGAAGTTGCTGGTGCACTAACGCGAAGCTATCGACTATGCGAAGATCATTACTGATCGACTCAATAGGTCTAGGCTTCCACGTCAGACTCGGGACTATTAAGGCAGGTGAGCGCGTCTTTTCTTCAAAGACAGCACTTCTGTTCTCAGTAGGCCCCCGAAGCACTGTCATTACCGCTGGATTCGGAGTCGTATAACCGGTCACGGTGAAAACTGATGACCGGATACGCGTCGTCGTCGTCCAGTGTGACAGTGGGCTTTTGGTCAGAAACGGCGCTATGCTGCCTAAGAAACTGCCCACGTTCGCAAACCAATCAGCAACAAAGCTGAAAGGAACAAGTTCCCAGGGTAGAGTGAGTATTCCACTCGCGTCTATCCCAAGATCCTGCGCGAACGTAATCTCATCCTCCATGAGTAAACCCGTCCTGATCGATACTTCATCAGTATAGGTAAACGCATATTGGAATGGGACAACAGTTCCA